AGCTGCAGGAAATCTCCCTGCGTTGGTGCCGTAAGGGTGACATCCAGGAGGTCGTCCAAGTTGCTGACGGTGGTCCCGCCTCCACCACCGCCGCCGGCACCAGAAAGCGTGTCGATTCGCACCCAGCCGCCGCTTGCGCCTTGGCAGAGCAGCCAGTCACCCGCGTCAAAGGCGGCGCCACTGGCGATGGAGGCGTTGGTGCCGCCGGTAGAGGCTACGAAATAGCAACCGGCGTGCTTGTCGTCCGCAGCAGGTATGGGGTCGTTGACCTTGAAGCCTTCGGCGGTGCCAAATTGAGTGACCCCGTTGATGATCCCCGTGCCGGGGTTGTAGGTGCCGCAATAGCGAAGGTTGCGGTTGAACAGGGTGCTAGCCCCTGTCTTCATCCAGGAGTTGCCATTCCAAACCGAGACTTGGCCGGTGGATTCCTGCAGCCAAGTCATCCCGATCGGATGGCTGCCAGCACCTGCCGAGGGGACCGATTCCTGAATCAGGGCGATTGCGTAGTCCGCCAACTTGTCGGCGGTGATGGAACGCCCGTCGATACGGGCGGGGTTGATGACGCCAGAGGTCAGCTTGGTGGCGTCAAGATCAGGGATGTCGGTTGGGGCGAGGTTGGCTCCCGCTGTGACGTGGCCTGTGGAGCTGACGGTCACTTTGGTGTGGGTGCCTGCAGCCACACCGCTAGCGACGTGTGTGACAGCGCCGGTGCCGTCGACGATGACTTCAGGGCCGGGGAAGCTGGCCGCACCAACAGCCAGGCCACTGGCGAGCGGCAGGTCGGTCGGCACCAGAGGGACGGCGCCGGTGATGTGACCGTGAGCGTCGTAGGTGATGCCGCTGCGCACACCTGCCGTGACGGTGTTGCTGTGCTCAACCGCGCCAACCGCAGTGACGTTCAGTCCTCCTGCAGCGGGAACGGAGACACCGCCGATGGTTGTGGTGGTTGCAATCGGCAGGTCGGTCGGGGCCAACGGAGCGGTGCCGGTGATGTGGCCCTGCGCGTCGTAGGTAATGCCGCTGCGAGCACCAGCAGCCACAGCGTTGGTGTGGCCGATGGCGCCACCTGCCTTGTCGAGGCCACGGTTCAAGCTGGCAGCCGGGATTTTGGCGGCGGTCACCGTGTCGTCGGTGAGCTTGGCGCCGTCCACGCCTGGGGCGATCTTGCTGTTGGTGACCGCCAGATCAGCAATCGCCGCCGTATCAACAGCGCCATCAGCCAGTTCGCTGGCACCGACGGCATTTGGTGCGATCTGCGCAGCCGTCACGCTGTCGGCCGCCAGCTTGGCGCCAGGGATAGTGCCGTCGTCAATCAGCTTGACGCCGCTTTGGATCAGCTCTTTGCTGGTGAGCTTCTTGGTTTCGCTGGCGCTGAGGTCTGCGACGGCGACAAGGTCAATGCCCATCAGGTCGGCGCCTGCCAGGGGCGGCAACTCGGTGATCCTGCTATCCAAGGCACCAGTCCCGACCAGCCCCTTCAGTTTAGTTCTCAAACACTGGAAGCCCTGCCCCCTTGCTGAAGGCGACATAGGCGATCCAAGCCTCATTGGGGGTGGCATACACGCCTATCAGCGTTTGCTTCCCACCTACCTTCCGCTGCGCTTTGTACCGCTTAGTTACCCCCCCTGGCTGGAGGGTTACCCCGCGAGGAAGCGCGTTTTTGCGGTGGGTATCGCCTTGATTCATGCAATTGATGCTGAGGCTGACATCTCGCAGATTCTCGATGCGGTTGTCGTCCCTGATCCGGTTGATGTGATCAATGGTGTCTGGATCGTTGCCGTGGTGCCAAATCCAGATCAGTCGGTGCAAAAGGTACTTGTGCCTCTTGCCCCCAAACTGATAGCTAACTAACAAGTACCCGTTGGGGGCCTTGCACCCCGCCGGCTTTGTTAGGTCCCTTCTGCCGCAAGGGATCCTCCAGAAGAGGTGTCCATCCCGGTAGTCAAAGACTTGGCGAAGTTCTGCCTGGGATGGGTATGGGGCGCGATAGCCCATGGAGCACCAGTAGGAAGCTCCATTATACGGGTTGTTCCTACTCCTGATCCTCTTTCTCCAGGAAGCCGTTCTGATTGGCTTCGAGGCGGATGCGGTCTCGTCCGCCTTGCTCTTGCAGGATGTAGTTCGAGACCATGCGTGTGCGCAGTCTGATTTCGCCGGTGGTGATGAACTGAACCGTCGTCTTCACTGGCTGCGTTGGTTCAAAGGCGATACCGACATTGGTGACCAGCGCATCAAACTCATACCAAACCTCGTCGTCGTAGTCCTCGGCTCTGCCACCAGGCTTGAGGCCACGGCTGGCCAGTGTCAGCTTGGCCCAGAAGCCGCTCCCCAGTTGCGTGCGTAGCAACAGCTGGTGCAGGTAGATCGGCATCTCGACGGCGCCGACTGATAGGTCACTGAGGTTGTCGCACAACCGGCGCTCGTAATCGAAGAAGCAGCTCAGCTGACCGCTGCCGCTAATCGTGGTGGCGTGCTGCTTGCGGAACTCCTCGCCCAGTTCTGTCACGTCCACGGCTTCGCGGCTGGTGTTCAGCTCAAAGTCGGTGACTTGGCCGACGATGCGGTCGATCAGGTTGGTGACCCGTACCTCAATAGGAATGTCGCGGGTGATGGCCTGCAGCTGCACACGACCTGCGGCTTCCCCGCTGACGGCTGCATCAAAGCTGCGGTACAGCCGGATCCCACCGACTTCGTCGACGGCGATGTGCCAGGTCCCATCGGGGTAGCTGTAGACGCCTGGGGTGTACCAACCGCTGGGAGAGACGAAGGACAGCTCACTGCCATCTGTGGTGCGGATGGAGACCTGATCGCCGGTCAGCAGCATCCCCTGCGGAAAGTCGAACGAGAACCGCCCCTTGGTGGTGTTGATGTCTGAGGGGGAGATGACGCTGCTGAATCCCTCGTTTTGGGAGCTGCGGCGCAGTTCGATCTGACCGCTGGACCCGAGTAAAACGGCCATCTCAGAGCACCGCCGCAGTCACGTTGCCGCAGACCTGGAACTGGATGCTGTACTGCATCACAGAGCCAACTGCCATCTGCAAGTCGGCTTGGGTGATCAGCGCCGTCAGGCTGACGGATTTGGTGCCAAATCCGAGTGTCAGCATCACCTTGTCGGCTTCGGTTGGGGCGTCGGTGCGGATGACTTTGCTGGCCAGGGTTTTGCCGGCGTCGTCGTACATCCAGATCGAGCAGTTGCCGGTGGCGGTCTTGAGACCCGGTGTGTAGTCACGGGCGAAGTCCCCGAGGCTGGTGACCTCTAGGGCTTCGACGGTCGACGTCAGTCCCCAGTTGGCGACCTTGGCGAGCCTGACACCGTTGCAGGTGAGCGTGCCGTCTTTGCCCGTCAGGTATGTAGCCATGGGTTACGAGGGATCAAGGCGGCCCACAAAGGAGCACTGCACTGAGCTGCGCCCTGGAACCACGCTATCGACTGCAGGTGGCTCGGCAAACCGCCAACGCAGCCCACTGCCCCCGACTTCGCGGATGTAATTCGCTAGCTCCGGTGCTGCCCCAACGGCGCCGTCGGCAGCGGTGAAGGTGATCCAGTCGTCCGCCACCATCGTTTGCTCGTAGAGCGCCAGCAGCGCGGCTGCGTTGGTATCGCTGATGTTCTGGAACGTCAGACGTAGCTCTGAGTTGCTGCGGCGGTTGCCGTAACGAAGCACGGTTGTGGCACCGTTCAGTGCTTTGAACTCGGTCTGTGGGAAGGCGCCTGGGGTGTAGCTGCGACCCGAAGGCTTGATGGCGGGGAAGGCTCGCGCTGCCATTACCCCACCTCCACGTCAAAAGCGCTATCAGGCCAGTCTAAAACTGCCAAAGCGCCGCTATCCGTTAGGGGCACATAACTGCCGGCGACTTCGACGAGACCGTCTTCTGCGTAGCTGAGTGTCTCGACCTTGTAGACGCGATTGGTGGTGGTGGTGTTCTTGATGGCGAACACGGTGCCAAACAGTTCGCTTTGCGTGGTCTTGCCACCACTGACCACCAGCGTTGCTTCGCTGACGCCTTCTGTGCCAGGCAACCAGTACAGGATGGTGCTGGTGGGTGGGAGGTCGCCCACGCAGGTCACGAGGCCCTCGGCGTCGATGCTGCCGTTCTGGAAGCGGCTGGTGTGCGTTACCTCGGAGACCAGACGGAAGTAGTCGCCTGGGGCTAAGCCCATGGCGGCCTGAGGGGTGGTCTCGAACTTCAGGCCGTGGTCGACCTTCTGGCGGGTGCGCAGGGCGTATTTGGCGAAGGTCATGGCGTGGGCCTGGGTGGTGCAGAACCCGCTCATGTCGAAGCTCTCTTCGGGGTCGGCGTCGCTGCCGCCTTCGGCGTCGGCGAGCCGCATACTGAGCACGCGGGTCTGCGGGAAGCCGTTGTCGCGGTCTTGGCGCCACTGCACCACAGCGATGAACAACCGGCGCTCCTCGGGGGAGAGGAACGACACCTGCAGCTTGCGGATGTTCCCGTCGGTGAACAGCGCCTTGATGGTGGGCTTGGCGGTGTGGGCGATTAGGTAGTCAGCCCCATAGGGAACCGACGGCACCAGGCTGAATTGGCCGCCGAGGATCGTGAAGTCCAGCAGGCAATAGCCCGCTTGTTCAAAAATCCACTGCCGCAGGTTCACGCGCTCCGAGAGCACACCATCCCAGGTGAAGCCGTTGGCCTCGCAGAAGCGGGCGGCCTCAGTCATCCGATCGCGGTTCACTTGGGAGGAGCCAATGACACCGCCAGCCCCGATCTCACGGTTGGTTAGCAGGGCATAAGCGATCTCAGGCAGCAGGTTGGTGGCGCTGGTCCCGCTGGTGGTGAGGCGCTCCACCACCACTCCCCGCTTGATGTAGGCACTCAGCGAACTGAAGCTGGTCCACTCCTTGGAGCTGTTGATGCGCAGTCCGGCCATGGCCAGGCGCTCGTATTGCGGGGCCTCCTGCGCCAGCTGTTCGTTTACATACACCAGCTCGTGCTCGGGGCCATCGTCATGGCTGGACCGGAGGCTGGCAAATAGGCTGCAGTCAGCAATGGCGTCATAAGGGTTGAGACTACTGGCTACAAAGTTATTCTCGTCCGTTAAAATGACCACATTCACATTGGCCTGTGGGATGTAAACGGTCTGGCCGTTTTCATACCCCCTCCCCTGCGATTCAACGCGCCATGTTGATGCGCCGTTGGGCCATGCCTCAACATAGAAGGTGAGACCGCTACCTGAGCCACCCCCGGCGCCAACAGTCCCACGAAATGAGGGCGGGGCAATTCCTTGGGTGTACTTCTTGATCTCGTAAAACGTAGCACTGCCTTGGTAGCCAGATCCTTTTTGCGACCCGACAACATAGACATTCCCATCATCTCCAACGGCCTCTAGGACTCCTCGCTTGCTACTTGCAACGATTTCGTTATCCCAGTAGTATTCGAACTTGTTTTTGTAGCGCCAAAAAATAGCGTAGTTCTTGCGGGAGCCGGTGGTGTAGCGCTTCTCGACAAACCGACGCTCCGGTGGTGGCGTACCGTTTTGGGACCAGTTGACGCCTACGACCTTGCCTTCGGGAGGTGGTGGTGGTGTGCCTAACACCCACTCTGGGTTGGTGGTGATGCTCTCAGACAAGCGAAGCCTGCGACCACTAAACGAGACCAGATACTCGCCGGCTTGGTAGGTAATCACGTTGCCGGGAGTGAGTTGCCAAACTTCCCTGCTTCTAAAATAACGGAACGCCAGGTTCCCCGGATACGGCCGCAGCCGAAACTCGTATTGCCCACGGGTGTGGTGGATTCTGATGTAGTTGTACTGGGGCTGCGGCGTGTTGCCTCGGATGCAGAACAGTGAGCCACCACTAATGTCTTGCCAGCCTGCATTGACGCCTAGGTGGCGAGCTTGAAGAGTAAAGAAGCTAAGTCTGTAAATGTATTTTGATAGCGAACCGAGGGTGAAGCTGCCGTTGTTTCTCTCGTACTTGGCGATGGTCTGGTCGCCTGGGTAGCTGTTGACGTTGGGGAAGCCGGTGATTTGGCGGTACACCGTTGATTTCAGACCCAACTCAGTGCAGTCACACATCCTGTTGGTGCTGACTGTTGCTGTAGCGGCCCTTTGCAGGATCAGTCGATCGCTGGGGTGGTACTGATCGAACGGGCTAGAGACATCGACGGAGCCACCTTCCACCACGCGGAACCAGGAGTCCTTGGTGTAGCCGTCTCTCCAGGGCTCGGTTGGGACGCCCTCAGCGACGAGTAGCGCATCACCCGCCATGTAGGAATCCCCGATGGCGATGGCGTCGTCGGAAGCGACCCGCTCAGATTCCACGAAGGAGCGAACGTCCTCGGTTCCCCATGGCGCGAAGCCTTTGCCGTCGTCGGAGGAGCCGTCGAGGCGGTAGACCAGGCCGTGGCCGTCGTAGGCGACAATCGCCGCTCGCCTGGGGTAGGCGGTGTGCAGCACCTTCTGGCGCTTCGTTTTGATGTCTCTTTTCAGGTCGTCGTCGGCGTCCTTGGGCTTGAGGATCAACTCGTAGTCGAGCTTGTATTTGATGCCGCTGGGCATCGGTGAAAACACCCCGAACTGTGTTTGTGTGCTGGGGGTGCGGGTGCCTGAGAAGTAGGGCTGGTGGCTGCCGCTTGGCTCCCAGAAGATGCTGAAGGCGTCGCTGTGGGGAACGCTGAGGGCGGTGCCTTCTGCGTAGCGGTCGCCGCTGTTCTCGGCGATGCGACCGCCGTTCGTTTTGAAGTAGAGGGCGATCTTGGCGTTGGTGTAGTTCTCAAGCAGGCTGTCGCCGATGGCATAGCCGGCGAAGTCCGGCCTGGCCTCCAGTTGCCCCGAGCTGAAAAGAAGCAGCGCCCGCAGTTGCTGGCCGGTGCCGAGGCTCCACATCTGCGACCAGAGCAGCTGAGCGTTGACGCGAACGGAGTCGAACGCGGTCTGTGGAGCAAATCGGCTTTGCCCCTTGACGTCTGCTGTTTTGCGGCTGGGGGGTGTCTTGGGTTCCTGGGGCTTCGGGGCCAGCAGCGCCCCGAGTGCGGTCATCGCAATGCCGATGACGAGGTTGATGATGAACAGGGTGACCGGATCGTTCCTGACATCAGGAATCAGCTCGTAGCCCTCTGGTCTTTGGGCGATGTAGCGATCGGCTAGATCAACAAAATGCCAGTAGTCCTCTTCGCTGAGGCCGACGGTTTGGCACAGCTCGACTTCGGCG